CATGATGCGCTTGGACAATTGGCAAGTGGTCGTCCCACTCTGGCGCTACGATACCCTCGCTTCGGAGATTGGCTCCGAAGCCGACCGGGCCAGGACACAGGCCATTACGCACGACTTGCGAATTATGGTCTACCAGCCCGGACTGGTGTTCCTCCGGGTATGCCCGGAAACTCGGCAGCTAATCGAGTTTTGGAAAGAGGAACTGATTGACGCGGATGAACCCAAACTGGCCTTCCTGCGAGCCATCTACCGCGCCAGGCCAATTCTCTGCTCGTGTCCACCCGGATGGGGAGGGGAGATAAATGCCAAGCGAACTCGATAAGAATGCACTCGGCAGTTTCTTAGGCGATTTGGCTGGGCTCTGCGTGAGCCATCATGTTCATATCGTCATCGGCGAAACGTCGTTTATCCTGGTCGGCGATCGGCCATTCTATGATATGTACATTACGCCAAATGGCTCTGCCCGGCTCGTTATCCCCGGTGGGGAAGATTTGGTGGTGACTGTACCAGGTGACACAGCGTAGGGGCATCGTTTATGTCGTTTACGGCCAACGGGCGGCCCTGACAGCGGCAAAGAGCATCGCCAGCCTTCAGGCTACGGGCTGTACCTTGCCGATTACAGTTATTGGCGACCGGGCTATCCCCCCGGCGGCTCATGTAGATTACCCCCGGCTTGACCAGGGGGGGCGGCTGACGAAATTGGCAATGCTGGAACTGATGGCGGATTACGATTACCTACTGTACCTGGACGCGGATACACGCATTCATGGCGACCCAACCCCCGGCTTCGCTATCGTGGAGGACGGGTGGGATATGGCCCTGGCGCTTTCAGGGTTTCAGGGCAACAGGGCTTTCGAGCACGTGCAGGCGCGTGAGCGGACGGAAACCTTCGATGCCATCGGTGCGCCACTTGTGCAGTATCAGTGCGGGGTGCTTTTTGTGGCTCGTAGTGACACGACAAGGGCCTTTTTTGGGGCGTGGCGCGATGAGTGGGGTAGTTACGCCACCGCCGACCAGGCCGCCTTTGTGCGTGCTTTAGAGCGCGTTCCTCTGCGGCTTTGGTTGCTTGGAAATGATTGGAATGGCGTGGATGGGGAAATCGTAGAACACCGCTTTGGTGAGGCGAGGGAATTGTGACCAACGTCCATGTAGTCTGTCGGAACCCAAAGGACGACCGGGTTATCCCCAGGATGGTACGTATCCTGGCGGATGTACACGGCTGGACTGTCGGGGCGGCTCCTCGCAGAGACGCTGCACTGAACTACTTCTGCGGCTACTTCGAGTGGGACTTGCATCGCAGTTTCAAGGCCACTCCGCTTGCGGCTTACCTCACGCATCGTGAGGAGAACGCGGCGGATAAGGCGCGGTTGTGGGACGTGGTCGCGGAAATCATGGACGTTCGCGTCGTAACGGCGTGGAAATACGGGGCAATGATAGAGGAGTTCGGCCCAACTACACTTGCCCCCCTACCCCTGGAGCGTGAGCGGTTCGTTCCCGTAGCGTTCCCCCGCCACCCGGTTGTGGGGACTTCTGGATTTACCTACCATACAAACCGGAAAGGCTCAGGGCTAATGGGAAAACTGGCGAAGGCCCTGGGAGCCGATGCCACGTTTCAGGCGTCGGGGCGGGGCTGGCCTGTCCCAACCAAACGGTATACATGGAGTGAGATGCCGCGCTTTTACCAGGGCCTCACCGTATGGGTCTGCACGTCGCTTGTGGAAGGCGGCCCTATGGGGACGCTGGAGGCGCTGGCGTGTGGACTACCAGTCGTTATCCCAAACGATGTCGGCTTGCACGACGAGCTTCCCGCAGTGCGGGGTATTTATCGTTACCCGAAAGGGGATGCGAAAGGGCTGATTTCGTGTACGCGGTTGGCGCTTGAGGAATACCCTACGCTCGACCGCGAGGCGCTTCGGGCTGTCACCGCGCGGTATGGCCCGGCTCAATGGGCAGCAGCGCACAAAGAGGCATTCGAAGGTGTTACCAGGGATACAGGAGTTCAGGAGGTAGCCGAAGGTGACACGCTCCCGCCCTGGGAAGGGCGGTGTGGCATTTATTACGTCGCCTTCGGCGTGCCAGCACGGAAGGCCGCTACGCTTAGCATCCGGGGGGCCAAGCGAAATATGCCTAACGTCCCGGTTGCGGTTGTTTCTGACGCGCCGCTCGGAGCGGGGGAAGACGTATTTATCGAGGCTCCCGACCGTGATATTGGCGGGCGAATTGCCAAACTCAAGGTATTCGAGTTAGCCCCGGCGGGATGGACATACATTCTCTATCTGGATGCGGACACCGAAGTAATCGGGGACGCGACGTTGTTTTTCAAGCTCCTGGCCGATGGATGGGAGTTTGTCATTACGAAAGACCCTCATCGGCATGACCTGCTAAAACACATGCACAGGACGGGTCAGGACGAGGAGCATATCGTGACCGTAGGGAAAGCCGCGACAGAAGAAACGCTGGCACTGAACGGCGGGGTATGGGCGTTCCGGCGCTGTGCCAGAACCAAGACGTTCTTCAAGCGTTGGTTTACGGAATGGGATAAGTACGGACAGCGTGACCAGCCCGGCCTTATCCGCGCATTGTATGCGCATCCGTTACGGATGGTGGTGCTTGGAAATGAGTGGAACCTATTCCCGAAATATAAGGACAAGGAACGCGCCGCCGCGATTTTACATTTCCCGATGCGGGCGCGGCGCTGGCGCGGGCGCATCGGACGCGGTGTCCGGTTAGATTCGAAAGAAGCATGGAGACAAGCAAACGAATGGGTAAAGGGTCAGTCTCGTCGCGCAAAGTAGACGAAAAACCAAAGCCAGAGAAACGCGAACGGACGGCGCTTGGAAAGCGCCGCCTCGAATGGGGCGCAATGTGCCCGGCGCTAATCGTAGCGCACGTGCGTAGTGGCGGAACGTTCCTGGCGCATTGCCTGTCTACGCATCCGGCGGTATTTTGCCCACGTTCGGAACCGTTGGCTCAGGTACATTCGCCCTGGTATCGCCATTTCCCATGCGCCAACCCGCTCGCCATTTTGCAGGCGATATGGGAACAGCCGGGTTACGAGGTGACGGCCTGCCGGGTTACGGCTCGACAGTTGAATCAGAAGATTCTGGCAGCATGTGCTAATCGCCAGGTGCGTGTTATTCATCTCACCCGGAACGATGTCATTGCGACGGCGGTGTCCGACATTATAAACCGGATGTACTGGCACGAGGGGATTATCAAAAACTACGCCGTCCACACATTCAAACCCCTGGACGCGCCGCACGCGGTAATTGACCCGGCGCACGTTATCCGTCGGGGTGAGCAAATTCTGAAGGAACAGGGGCGTATCGCGGCGGCGCTGGCGCGATACAACCTGAATGTCTTACCTCTGACATACGCCGACATCGTAGGAGGCGAGAACGCGGAAGCGAACGAGCTTCCACGCGCCGCGCGGGACACCCTCTGCGAGTTCCTGGGAATCAGCCACCTTCCGATGAGCGCGGCGGGGTTGCGGAAGGTTAATAATCGCCCGCTTTCCGAAACGGTCGCCAACTGGGACGAGGTCGTGGCGGCCTGTAAACAGGCGGGGCTACTGGAGGGGAAAAATGCCTGAGCGAATTGGCAGGGCTGGCAGTTTTGAACACGAGTTCGTTCGGCTGTGGAACGCCGGATGGCTGGATGATTTCGCGGGCAAGCGCGTCCTGGAAATTGGCCCGCGACACGGCGTGCATTCTCGCCAGATTGCCCACTATCTGCATCCGAGCGAGTTCGTGATGGTACAGCGCCCGGAGACGCATATCAAGGCCCGCGACCCGGAGGAATGGCTTCCGGAGGTTCAGAGCGCCTGTAACGCCCGGCTCGTGATGGGTGACCTGATTTACCTGGATACGAGCGCCTTTGAGCCATTCGACCTCGTGTGGTGCTGCGGCGTGATTTACCATAACGTCGAGCAGTTCCGTATGATGCGCCAGTTGTGGGAACTTTGTGCTATGGACGGCGGGGTGGTTGTTGAGGCCGAAATCGTCCGTAATCCAAAGTTACGCGACCTTCCGATTGTTCAGATTTTCTGGCCGCATACATTCCACGATAAGCCAACGATTACCCATCTCCCATCGGTGGGGGCTTTGAAAGCATGGATGGGGATGGTCGGCTTTGACCACATTCACGAGTGGCAAAAGGTTTGGCCGAATAAAGCGGGGCGGGCGCTGCTGACGGGGCGCAAACACAACACCGAAATCCCCTACGAGTTTGCGAAGGCCGCGCCACGCACGGACGGTGTGTTGAAGCGGCGCGTGGACTATGCCCCCGGTGATAAGTGGAGGATTGACTGATGGCTAAGGACATAAAAACCGACGTTATTCTACGCCAGCACGAGGCTGTACCAGCAGACATGAAGTCGTGGTACAAGCGGCTCACAAATGGGACACATGCCCTCGTGACCTATAACGCTTCCATCATTCGCGTCAACTGCCCTGACGATGACGACGATGGGGATGGTGGAATTGGCGACGGCCTCGCCATGCAAACCATTGACTACGCTCACGAGAAGGCACACGGCGGCCTCATGTTTTCCATCTCGCACGTTTATTTGGCTGTAGCCGACAGCAGTCATGCCAATCTGCTGATTGCAGGGCCGCCGGATTCGGAGTTCCACATTCGAGCGGTCGTGAGCGGTGGCGGGGAATTTCGCCTGTCGTTCTATGAGGATACAACCGTTTCAAATCCCGGCACAGAAATCCCTGTGATCAATATGAACAGGCGCTCATCCAATAGCGCCCCGCTCAGGGCATTCTACGGCCCTACCATCACGGCCCTCGGAAATCTGTTGCAGGAGGGCCTGCTCCCGGCTGGGACAGTCGGGCGGGCTGTCGGCGCCAGCGTTCGCAGTGAGTCGGAATGGATTTTCACCAACAAAATGTATCTTCTTCGCGCCACAAATATCTCAGGGCAAGCGCGGAACTGCTCTATTAACGTCGAGGGGTATCTGGACGTTCCGCCGGAGACGTAATCAATGGCCGATTATGCAACGACTGCTGAGGTCAAGACCCGAATAAATAAAACCCGCGCCGACGAGGACGCCAGTATTGCCGCCCTCATCACGGCGGCGTCCAGGGCGATTGATGAATACTGCAACCGCCCGGATGGGTTTGTGGCTCCAGCCGCCGGGGTTGCCCGCCTGTATACAGGCACAGGCGACTTCTATATGTTCGTGGATGAGTTCATCGCCGTTTCGGCGGTAGAGGTCAAGGATTCTCCAAGTGATACAACCTATGTCGCGTGGTCAAGCGGGGACTATCTCGCATTCGCAGGTGACCCGGCTACTCCAGAGTTCAATCGCCTGCCATTTCATGGATTGATGGTAAGCGCAACGGGGGATTATGACATTTTCACGTCCGGGCAATACTCCTCTCGCCGACCTGGGCAGCCCTCCAGAACGACGCGGCGCGGCGTCCCTACCGTGCGCGTCACGGCGCGGTGGGGATACGCCGCAACCGTCCCGGCGGTTGTCAAAGAGGCGTGCATTGCTCAGACCGCCCGGTGGCTCAAGCGGTCAGAGGCGGCCTGGGCTGACAGCATTGCGAAGGGGGAGTTCGAGCAGTTGCAGTATTTTAAGGGGCTTGACGAGGCCGTCCAGTTGATGCTGTCGCAGATGATACGGATGGCAATATGAGCGGAATCGTTCTGGAGGCCAGTATGCGGGGCGCGGAAGAAGTGGCGCGGAACATCGCAGGAATGGCTGAGGCGCTTTCCGGGCCACCAATGGAGCAGAACATGCTCCAGGCGGCTACGCTCGTTTCAGGGGACGCCCGGCGTGATGCACCAGTGGACGAGGGGCTGCTACGCGCCAGCTTACTGCCAGAAGTTCGACACGACGGGAACGTCGTCGAGGGGGCGGCTGGCTCGCGGGTGGTATACGCGCCGTTCATGGAGCTTGGAACAGGCTCGCCTGCTGGAAATCCCCCGGTGAACTTCCCCCCGCCTTCCGCCCTGGAAACGTGGGCACGGCGGCATGGCGCGGCAAGCGGCTACGTAGTCGCAAGGGCCATCTGGCGGCGGGGCGGCTTGGAGCCGCGCAAATTCTTGCAGAACGCCCTGGTAAAGAATACCGAACGTATCATTGCGATGATTGGTCAGTTCGTTTCGCGGTTAATTAGGAGATAACCATGCCATCCGTCACGCTGACACAATTGGTAGAAGCCATCGCCACTACATTTGAGGGTGTCGCGGCGCTCATCGTTCAGGAGGCCGAAGAAGCGACGGAGGGTATCCAAGACCCGCCGATCCTCCAGATATACCCGGAGACGTGGAACGCGGACGCGGGCGGGGGCAATACCGACCGGACGACGTTTGGCGGGGGGCGGCGGCAAACCGACATTACCATCTTAGCCGACCTCTACGCCAAAGAGCGGTCGCATATCGGGGAGGATTTCGCTGTGCTGCTTCCGCTTGTAGACGCCATGATTGACATCTTGGAGGCCCAGGATGCCCAGCCCTACTTCGGCCTGGCGGATGTCAGGGGTAACCCCGGTATCGCCTCATTCAGATGGAGCGGTGAGCGCGTCACTATCGTGTACGCTCAACAGCGTTTCGTCGGGGCGCGGTTTACGATTACATGCCGGATTTTCTGAGGGGGCTATGCGGTGGTATCGGTGTATCAGCAATTTATCATTCGGGGAACGGCGGGTCCCGCGCGGAACGCTTGTCCAGCTATCGGGAAAGCGTGCTGATGCGCTCTTGGCCGCAGGGGCTATTTCTATCCTGCATACGCCGCCCGTGGCGGCAATCCCTGGATGGAAGCTCCGGGCAGAGCGGCTAACCCCCGCCGGAATCGTTTCATGCGAGGAGTTGCTGAATGCTTCGGCGGCGCGGATTGCAGAAATAATGGAGGTACATGAAAA